CCAATCGAAAATTGTACTAAAGAAAAAAATAATAAAAAATATATTATTATTTTAGATACACTTAGGAACGATTTTGAAAAATACAATCTTTCACTTAAAAAGAAAGATTATGCACCTGCATATGTGGTAAGAAAAAATGGTGATATACATAAATTTTATGATGAACTTTATTACACCAATATAACAAATATTGAAAAAATAAACAAAAGTTCAATTTTTATTGCCCTTGAAAATTCGGGTAAATTAACTAAATCAAATGATATTTTTTTAAATTGGTGTAACGAAAAAATAGACATTAAAAATGTTGAAGAAGTTATAACATTTAAAGAATTTGATTTTTATGAAAAATATAATTTAGACCAAATTAAATCACTTGGGCAATTGATTACATATTTAGGTAATAAATACAATTTAAATCTAAAAGAAATAAATGTTAAAAATAAAGAAGACAACTCAATTATCTTTTTAAAAGATATTGATGTTTTTTCTTACTCACCAAACCCAAGTTTAAATTTAGAGAAGTTAAATTCTATTATTTTTAATGGTTAGAATTTAGTTTGTTTCATATCCATTAACTCTTGAATCATTTTCTGTACTTCATCTTGGTCTTCTTTGGTTAAAGAAGAATCACCTTGAGTTGTATTTTTAGATTTATTTGTCTTAATATCCAAATCACCAAATATTTTAACACTATTAAGGTGTTTTGTGATTAAGTCAGTCTTCATCCTTAAATACTCTTTAAAAGCGTTTAGAGAGTTGTTCCTTGACTGTTCAAGTTGAGCCATTAGCTGAAGTCTTACAGGGTCTTCTACGCTATCAGAGCCTAATTCCTCAATGATTCTAAGAACGAAATTGTAATGTCTTACACCCATTTGTTTGTAGCTTTCTAAAATGCTATAAACTTCGTTCATATGTTTTTCGATACTTTCCTGAGTTAGAGATAATTTTGAGCGTTTTAATCTAGGCATAATGTTTATTATAAATAGTTAAATTTTTACTATTTAAGGAAAATAACTATCTAAATGGCAACAGTTTTAAATTATAATAAAAGGAATTTTTATGAACTAAAAGAAGAGATAAAAAGCTTTATAAAACAAAATTATCCCGATGTATTTCAAAATTTAGAAGATAATTCAGTTGGTTCTGTATTTATTGATATTCTTGCAGGTACAAGCGAAATGAATTATTTCAATCTTGACCGTGTATTTCAGGAAACTCAACTTGAAAATGCTCAAATAAAAAAATCATTATTTAATATTGCTAAAAATCTTGGTGTACAATTACCAAATAAAAAACCTTCAGTAACATACATTGATATGGAAGTTACTGTGCCTGTATTAGGTGATTCATATAATGATGATTATCTACCTATTGTAAAAGCAGGAACACAATTCACTAATGGTAATGTTTCATTTGAACTTTTAAATGATGTCGATTTTTCAACAAGTTTTTCAAATGAAGGTTCTCCAAATAGAACAAGTGTTCCAATTTTAGATAACTTTATACAAGCTGTTGGATATAAAATAACTAAAAGAGAAATTATATATAATGGTTCTACAAAAATTGCAAAAAAATTTGTTACAGCAGAAGAAGCAGTACCATTTTATCAAATAATTTTACCTGAAGATGATATAATTGATATCACATCAATTATCATTAAATCAGGAGACATTTCAACCACACCAACCGATGATGAATTTAATGATGAATCATTACAATATTATCAAGTTGATTATTTAGCTGAATCAGATATATTTATTGAAGCATCACCTGTTATTTCCGAAAATGGTGTTAGAAAAGGTTATTGGAAAAAAGTTAAAAAGAAGTTCATTAAAGAATTTAATGAAAATGGTAATTGTAGAATTACATTTGGTGGTGGAAGTAATGCAATGAATGTATTTAATAATACATTAGAGAACTTAGGTGACTTTTCTAAAATTGAATCATATCTATACAATACAGCATTAGGTGAAAAAGTACCTGCAAACTCATCTATTTTTATAAAATATAGAACAGGTGGTGGATTTAACACCAATCTTGGTCCAAATAGTATTAATATTGTCACAAATAAGAATATGCTTGTTAATGGTCCTAATTTCAATGTAAATCAAGCAGTAATTAATTCATTAGTAGGTAATAATCCAATCCCTGCATTGGGTGGTAAAGATGCATTATCAATAGAAGAAATCAGAAATATGATTTCTTATAATTATGGGGCGCAAAATAGAGCAGTTACTTTGGAAGACTATTATGCAATGGTCTTTAGAATGCCAGGAAAATATGGTGTACCATTTAAATTCACAACATCATTAAGAAATAATAAAATTATATACAATGTAATTGGTTTAAATTCAGAAAGACAATTAACGAATACATCAACTAATCTTTTAAAAGAAAATATTGCTGAATTTTTAACAAAATATAGGATGGTTAATGATTATGTTCAAGTTGAAGATGGACAAATTTATAATCTTGAATATGAAATAAATGTTTTAGTTGAAAGAACTACAAATAATGATTATGAAATCATTGCAAGAGTAATTAAAGAAGTTTTAGATTTTCATTCAATCTATAAAGCAAGAATTGGTGAAGATATGTATATTGGTAGATTAATTGAAGCAGTTAATAATGTACCAAATGTCATTAATATAAATTCAATCAGATGTTTTAATAAGGTAGGAACACCATATTCTAATAATCAAATGCAAACTAGATTTGTCAATGATGATAATACTATCAAAGAAATTGATTTAAGTGATGGTACACTTTATAATTCTTATGATGGAATTTTTGAAATAAAATATAATACAAATGTTAAAATTACAGTATCAAAACTAGGATAATAATATGGCTTTATCAAAGAAACAATCGAACATTATAAATAAAATAAAATTGTATAATAGTATTGCTAATAGCAATATTGTTAATAATACATTTGATGATATAATACCCAATACAAACGACCCAATAGATTTTTTACTTGATATAATAAAAATAACTGCTGGGGAAAGTACTTTAGAGACAGTAACACAAAAAGTTCTTTCTAAAGTAATAAAACAAAAACAATTAGACATATTAAGTGATAAAATTTATGAATCACTAGGTAAAAACATGTCCGAATCATCTTCTTTACCAAATCAAATAAAACAAGATGGTGTAACAATGCCAATAAAAAGTTTTGATACAACTGATAGTTTTAGAAAGGTAAATATAACAGGTTCTACAGCATCAAAAAATACTAATAAGTTTTTTGATAATATGACAAAAAATGTATTACCTACCCCAAATGTTGATGTTACTTTATTAGCTATACCAAATACTCAAGGTGTTACAGCTAGATATAACGAACAAAGTAGTGATGCTACTTTTAAATTTCCAGATGTAAACCAAGCTGCAATTGCAGGAATATTAGAAGAAACAATTGGACCATTGTTTAGTGCCGATGTCGTAATTAATGAAATTATGAATATTTTATTTCGTATTGATTATTCAAAAGAAGATGCACAACTTTTAACATTAGTTCGTTCATACACAAAATATGAAAATAAAGATGTATTCAAATTAGATTTAAAAAAATTATTAGATTTAGAATTAGATAGTGAGATAAAAGGACTTAATGTTGATACAAGTTGTTTTAGGGAAAACATTGAAATCACACAAAAACAAATAGACGCAGTTATTCAAGCACCGACTATAGAAAGTTTTAATGCTTTAGTACCAAATGAAATAACAATAGAAAATTTTAAAAATGATTATCATAAAAGTATTCTTAGAGCAATTATTGAAGCATTATTAATGATGATTTTAAAACAACCAGGTGTTTTATTTTTTACTAACATATTTAAAAAAATATTAGACCCCGATTTTGATTTTTCAACATCAATATCAATTCCTGATATACTTCAAAACTTTAAAAAAGTATTTGAAAATGTATTTGATGAAATTTATAAAGATATATTTTGTGTAATATTTAATTTTATAAAAAAATATATTATAAAATTAGTAGTTAATGTATCTATACAATTTTTAAGAGAGCAATTAGAAAAAAGAGGAAAAATATTGGAATCATTATCAGGATTAGAAGTAATTAACAGATTAAAAACGATTATATAGCTATGATATTATCAATTTTAGAAGCAGCGATAAATACTTTAAATGATATTTTAAGTATTAAACCACCACCAAATCTTGGAACAATATCACCACCAATAGTTGTTCTATCAAAAACAAGAAGTGGTATGTCACCACTAAGAGCAGCCAATAAAGTTTTAGAAAAGAAAAAAGAATTAGGATTACCTACAGGAAATTTAGCAGATGGTAGTGCTAATTTTGATGATATTCTTTGGTATACAGCTATTAAAGCAATTATTGATGAAATTACTAATGAAGCTAAAATAACATCATCTAGTTTACCAGGAACTCAAATAGCGGCATCAGGTGGAAATGCAGGTGGGCCTGTTGTTGTTTATGGTGCTACTACAACTTTTGCAGATGGTGGTACAATTATTGAATAAAAAATCTTATATTTACTTATTATGAATTTAAATGATATCCTTGAAAGGAAGATTGATTCTTTTTCAAAAGAAAAAAATGATAAATTACTTGAAATTATTAATTTTTTAGTTGATGAATTTGATAAAAATCAAAATGACTTAATTCATTTGTTAGATGAAATTGAACAAACACCAATTCAAGATGATTATTTTTTTAAAAATCTTAAAAAAGAAGAATACAAGAAAAAAGCATCTACAATTGAAGAAAAAATTATTTTAATTGAAAAACGATGGTCAGAATTAATATTGATTCTAAATCAACGATTCAACAAAAATTAAAATTTTTTTGTCCTTTTATATTTATTTTTTATATTTGTTTAATTCTTTCCTATGAAAAAAATCAACTCAAACACGGTCAAAATAACAAAAGATACATCCGATATTCTTAAACTTTATCATCAAGATATCAGAAATATTATTGACATCACAAAAGGTGAAGAAACAAAAATGTTTATTGAATATCAAATGTCGAAATGCCCTAAAATTAAACAATCACTTATTAATAATAATCTAAGATTTGTTATTAATGTTGCAAAATACTACCATAATAGTAGTTTTTATGAATTATCTGATTTAATTTCAGCAGGTAATATCGGTTTAATAAAGGCAGTTGAAGATTTTGACCCAAATAAGGGATATAAATTCAGTACATATGCAGTTTGGTGGATTAAACAGTCTATTTTAGAAGGTATTGCAAAAGAATCTAAAATAATTAAACAACCAATTAAACTTCATTCGGTTAATCAAAAATATTTAAAAATAAAAAATGAATTTTATAATAAATATGGCTTTGAACCTAATATTGATGATATTAGAGATGAACTAGATGAAGAAACAGCAAGTGAAATAATAGCAAAATCAGTCAATGCAATTGATGATAATAATATTTTATCAATTCATAACACAATAAACTCTTCAGAAGAATTAAACTATGAAGATATGTTACCAACATCAATTTTAAATGATGAATTCATATATCTCAGTAGTGATTTAAATTGTTTAAAATTTAAAAGTTTAAACAAAATTGAAAAATTAGTTATGAATTACAAATATGGTTTAAATGATAAACCCGAATTAAGTTTTAATCAGATATCTAAATTGGTTAATATGTCTGAAAAAGATGTAAAAAAAATCCACGAAAAAAGCATAATGAAAATTAAAAATGATTTATAATCTTCTTGAAGATGTATTTGGTCACCCAAAGAACAATGCATCAACACAGATGCAATTTAATTGTCCTGAGTGCGCTAAATACAATTATGGTGTTTCTGATGATAAATATAATCTTGAGGTTAATATATCATTAAATAATAAGGGGAAATACAATAAAGTCTGTAAGTGTTGGAAATGTGGATTATCAGGTCCACTTTTTTTTGTTTTTAGAAAATATGCATCAAAAAAACAAATTGCAGAGTTTTTAAGGTATGAAAATGAACCAACTGTTTTAACTCAAATAAAAAAGTATAAGATATTTTCATTACCAAAAGAATTTATATCCTTTCAAAATATGGATAAAAATAATCCAATACATATGGAAGCATATAATTATATTAAAAATAGAAAACTTTCCGATTTCTTAATAAAAAAAGATAATATTGGATTTTGTCTTGAAGGGTATTATAAGGATAGAATTATAATACCATCTTATGGTTTAGATAATAAAATAAATTTTTATGTTACAAGAACATTTAAAAATAACACAGATAAAAATCAAGCATATAAGCTACCTCAAGCAGATAAAAAAGAAATCATTTTTAATGAAAGAAATATAAATTGGAATTCAACTGTTTACATTGTGGAAGCATATTTTGAATACACCACAATTCCAATTAACACAATCGTTTTATTAGGTAAATCACTTCAAGATAATATTTTATCTAAATTGATTAAATACAAACCAAATGTTGTTATAATGTTAAACCCCGATGCTATAGAAAAAAGGCAAGATTTTAATCATTCAAAAACACCTAATTCATCATTAGAAATTATGGAACGATTATTGAATCTAGGTTTAACAAATGTTTTGATACAAACATATGAAAATAATGATGATTTGAATGAAAATATGCAAAAATATGGAAAAAACCATATATTTGATTTAATGAAAATGAATTTAAAACAATAAATTATTTTGATAAATGAAAAAATTAAATGTTAGATATACAAAAAGAAAAATTAGACAAACAAATCTATAAAAAGTATGAAAAATTGGTTCTAAATTACTTTTACTCCAAAACTTCAGATGCACAGCTTTCAAAAGATTTAAGTGCGGAAACAATGAGTAAAATTATCATCAACTACCACAAAAAACTTAATACCAAAACTTTAGATAATTGGGTGTATACTGTTACGCAAAATCACTTTTATGATTATGTGAGAAAAATTAACAGAAAAAAATATAAAAAATACACATCCATTGAAAATTATTCACAAAGTATTGAACCTGTTTTTATTACCTCAGATTATGAAAAACAATTTAATTCTGTGAATGAAATTATGCAAATTTGTCAAGATGAAACACTAAAAAATTTTTATAATTATAAATATCTTAAACATTATGATAATAAGAGGATTATAAAAGAGATGAATTTTTCTTATCAAAAAATAAAAGATTTTGATGAAAAATTGATAGTATTTTTAAAGACTAACATATCTGATGACCTATTTACATGAAACTAAATGCGTGTGAATAGAAAAATTAAAAAATACGGTGGTGAAGAAACTGATGCTGATAGGTTAAGAGCAAAGAAAGATGAGATTAGAAAGAAGGTTGGTAAACCATATTTAAAGATTGTTCCTAAAACTGAAAACCAAGAGATATTTATCCAAGATATCTTAGATAAAGAAGCAATGTATGTTATTGCAACAGGTATTGCAGGATGTGGTAAGACCTTTATTGCTTTAGTTCAAGCAATTAACTTATTATTATCTCATGATAATGAATATACAAAGATTAGAATATTTAAACCTTTAAAACAATTACAAGGTGAAGATATTGGTATATTACCAGGTGGTGTTGAAGAAAAATTAGAATATGTCTTAATGTCATATTCAATGCAATTAAATAAACTACTAAGTCCAATTGCATTAGAGATACTTTTTAAAGAAAAAATTATTGAAATTATACCAATGGGCAATCTAAGAGGTTTATCTCTTGATAACATTAATATCTTTGATGAATTTCAAAACGTATCGGTTGATAATACTGAAACCGTTTTAACTCGTCTTGAAGAAGGTGCTAAAATGATTATCATTGGTGATATTAGACAAAGAGATTTTAAAGATAAAAATGATAATGGACTAATGTTCTTAACAGAACATTTTAGAGATTTTGATGACCATGTTAAAGTTATTGAATTCGTTGATTCTGATTGCGTGAGAAGTCCATTAATTCAAAAAATTACTAAATTGTTTGATGAGAAAAAAGTGTAATGAAAAAATTCTTAAATAACATAGTACACACTAAATTAGGTAGAATTTTAGACCATCTTTTTGTTGGTTTTCATTTCTTTTTACCAAAATTTGCCGTATATTTGATTGTACCAACATTTATACTTTCATTTATGAAATTGTTTGGTTTTGAGTTAATAACGGATATTTTTTTAATTAAATTAACATTAGTAATCTTACCAATTGTTCTTTTAGGTGCGTTTTGGTTCATCTATAGAACAACAAGAAAATAAACAATAACAAAACACATCCTGTTTATAATAAAAATATAGACAGGATTTTTTTATACTTATAAATTAAAAAAATGATTACACAAGAAAGATTAGAATTTAAACCATTTGAATATCAATGGGCTTATGAAGCATGGTTTAAACAACAAAACGCACATTGGTTGCATACAGAAATTTCAATGCAAAAAGATGTTAAAGATTGGAATGATGGATTAACATTAGAGGAAAAAAATGTTATTGGTAATATCCTAAAAGGTTTTACACAAACAGAAACTGTTGTTAATGATTATTGGTCAACATATGTAACAAAATGGTTTCCTGTTCCTGAAATTAAAATGATGGCAAGTACATTTGGTGCATTTGAAACAATCCATGCAGTCGCATATTCATATCTTAATGATACATTAGGTTTAACAGACTTTAAATCATTTATGGAAGATGAAGCTACTATGGCTAAACTTGAAGCATTGATGGAAATTGACCCTAATGATACAAATCTTACTAATATTGCAAGAAGCCTTGCTTTATTCTCTGCTTGTGCTGAAGGTATTCAATTATATTCTTCATTTGCAGTTCTTTTATCCTTTAGAAAAAAGAATTTAATGACAGGTATTGGTCAACAAATGATTTTCTCAGTTCGTGATGAATCTTTACATTCAGAATCAGGTTGTAAATTATTTAGGACACTTGTAGAAGAAAATCCTTACATTTGGACCGAAGAATTAAAAGATACGATTTATCAAGGTGTTGATTTGGCAATTACTAATGAATTTAATTACATTGATAAAATTTTTGAACTTGGTGATTTAGAAACAATTTCAAAATCAAGTCTTAAAAATTTTATGTATGACAGAGCAAACAGGAAACTTAAAGAATTAATGTTAAAACCTGTTTATACTGTTAATAATGAAATGCTTAACGATATGGAATGGTTTTATATTACAACATCAGGAGAGCAACAAACCGATTTCTTCGCAAATCGTGAACACGGATACTCAAAACCAAATGAGGATTGGAATGATACAGATGACTTATTTTAAATAAAAAAATGAAACTAGAAACACACGACATAGCAAAAAACATGGGTTGGAAAGTTGGTATTGACTTTCCTGAATGGGGTAATAATGCGCTTTACCTTACAACAATTAAAGGTGGATACCTTATTGATGGTGAAACACCAAAAGATGGATATGTAAGGGTATCATCAAGAGCAGCAGAGTTATTAAATAAACCTGAATTGCAAGAAAGATTCTTTGATATTCTTTGGAAAGGATGGTTAATCCCATCTACACCTGTAATGGCTAACCTTGGAACAGATGTAGCATTACCAATTAGTTGTTTTTCATCTCATGTTGGTGATTCTATGTATGAAATTTATCGTAAAAATCTTGAGATGGCAATGCTTTCAAAATATGGTGGAGGTACTGCTTATGATTTTTCTGCAATTAGAGCAATGGGTACTAAAATCAAAGATGGTAGAGGTGGAAGTTCAGATGGAATTATTCCATTTGTTAAATCATATGACTCAACTATCTTAGCATCTAAGCAAGGTAAGACAAGAAGAGGTGCTGTAGCGATTTATTTGAATGCGGAACATGGCGAATTCAAAGAATTTCTTGAAGTAAGAGAACCAAAAGGTGATGTAAATAGACAATCACATAATATTCATCAAGGTGCAATCTTTACAGATGAGTTTATGAATAAAGTTGTTGATAAAAATGGCAAAGAAAGGGAAATTTGGCTTGAAACTCTAAAGAAAAGAGTAAAGACAGGTGAACCATATACTATGTTTATTGATAATGCTAATAATGCTGTTCCTGAATGGTGGCATAAAAATGATTTAAAGATTAGACATTCAAATTTATGTTCTGAAATCTTTTTACCAACTGATGAAAATCATACTTTAGTATGTTGTCTTTCTTCTTTAAACCTTGTTAAGTTTGAAGAATGGAAAAATACCGATACTGTATATCTCTCTGTACTGTTTTTAGATGCTGTAATGGAGGACTTTCTTCAAAAGGGTAACTCAGACACATATAAAGGAATTGAAGATGCTGTGCGCTTTGCTACGAAGTCAAGAGCATTAGGATTGGGTGCATTAGGATGGCATAGTTTCTTGCAAAGTAAATTAATACCATTTGTTTCTATTGAAGCTAATGCTTGGACTAATATTATCTTTAAATATATTAAAGAAGAATCAGAAAAAGCAACAATGGATTTAGCTAAAGAATATGGTGAACCTGAATGGTGTCAAGGAACAGGAAGAAGAAACTTAACTCTTCTTGCTATTGCCCCTAATAGGTCATCTTCAAAGCTTGCAGGTGGGTATTCACAAGGTGTTGAACCAATTGCAGCAAATATTTATATGGATGATGATGCAAAAGGTTTGCACATTAGAAGAAATCCATTCTTAGAACAATTACTAGAATCTAAAGGTAAGAACTTACCACAGGTATGGGATGCTATTTCCGAAGATAAGGGTTCAGTTATTAATGTTAGATGTATGAGTGCAGAAGAAAAAGCTGTATTTAAAACATTTAAAGAAATTAATCAACTTGAACTTGTTAGACAGGCAGGTATTCGTCAAAAATATATTGACCAAGGACAATCATTGAATCTTGCATTCTTTAATGATGCACCTGCTAAGTTTATTAATCAAGTTCACATTGAAGCATGGAAACTTGGATTGAAATCTTTATATTATCTTAGGTCAGAATCTGTATTAAGAGCAGATACAAAAGAACAAAGAGATTTATATTCAGAATGTATAATGTGCGAAGGATAATATTAAGCCCCATAATTTGGGGCTTTTTTATTTTTAATACTTATGGTCAAAAGATAGGTAAACCTAGTGTTTCACTTAATAATTATATTTATGTAGAAATAGATAAACTTAGAATGATTGATGTTCTTGAAAAAATTGAAATAGAAGATTTAAATAAGAAAAAAACTTTTATTGTAAGATGTCATGAAACTGATTATTCTATTGATACGGAAGAAAATGAAGTAAGATGTATATTTAAAAAGAAAACAATACAATTAAAAGAACTAAAAGAAAAAGGGGAAAAATTAAAATTTAATATAAAAGTATTTAGTAAATCAGGTAAACAACTTTATATTAAACAATTTAACCCCTCTATAGAAAGATTGGAAAAAGTAATTAAAATTAAATTTATTTAATTACAATCTTTATTACTTTTGATTCTTTCTCTTCTTTCAAGTTACATTCAATGCTAAGAATACATTTCTCAAATTTCACATTAATATTATTAACATCATAATATTTTGATGGTAGATAATATTTTTTAGTAAACTGACTATCTAACATACTTGAATTAGCGTCAACTGTCAAATAGTCATTTTCATATGATACAGAAACTTCTTCTTTATCAAATCCTGCAAATTGTAATTGTTTTTTAAAATTATCCTTATTATTATCTGATGGATAATATTGAAATTTTAGTGAACTAATATCGGTACTTAACCAATTGTCCTTTAAAAAATTGTTTAGATTATAATTTATCATAATATTTTTATTTTATAATTTTAAATATACAATATTTATACCAAAAAATCCCAAATAAAATACTTGGGATTTTTAATTTTAAAATTTCAACTTTATTAGTAGTTGTTTTCAGCGTAATCGTAACTAAGTGTTAAACTAATTTTTTGAACTTCATCACTAGTGTATTCGTTTTTACCGAAATCAATTTGACTAATGAAAGCACCAAAAATTGTGAACTGTTGAACACCTACAAGAGTTGGGTCAAGAGCAACAAGTCTCAAGTCTTTCTTGTAACCTGAAGCATAACCCATTCTACCTGTTAAGTTTTCAGCACATAATCTATACCATTCCATAATCAACTGTACTGATGATGGTCCTTGTAAGTCAATTAATTCAACACTTAGGTCATCAAAAGTTACATGACCTGCAACTTTTTGCTCATAGTTCAAATATTTAATTGGAACTGAATTGACTTTCATTTTAGGTCTGTCAACTGCATTAACAATCCAAGTATATTTCCTCATTTCAATATCTTGAGGGAAAAACAACTCAAACCTATTAGGTCTAAGTGGTTCATATTGGGTGGGTACATTTCTAAATCCTGCTGGCATTTTATTTCTTTATTTTAATTAGTATTTTTTAATTGTTATTATCCATTAAAACTTAATGAACTTGTAGATTTATTTACAACAAATGTTAGACCAATAAATTCAACTGCACCGATTGGTAACAAGTCAATCACAAAGTAGATTTCATTTCTATCTCTACTTTCAGGTGTATTCAATGTATTATCTAATCTAACTTTGAATGTTTGTAAACCTCTGTTATCTTGAATAACTTTAAGTTTCTTATTAGATTCAGCAATAAAGTTAGTTGCCAATACATCATCATTTGGTTCAAACAAATAAAGTCTAGCTTGAGAAGAAATGATTTGTTTTGCATAAAGAAGAAGTCTTCTTACATCAATTCTATCAAGTTTAGAGTCAGCAATTTGTAAAGTCTTTTGACCATAAATGAATATACCAGGTGTATTATTAGAGAACTTAACAATTGGATTCAATCTTGAAAGATATAATGTATCTCTATCAGATTCTTTAAATGTTTTTCTTACGTCTCTAGCGTTTGGAAGACCACCTCTATTTAAACCTGCTGTTGCAAACCAAATAAATGATGTTCTATCAGAAAGGGCCATAGCTTTTAAGATTTCACCTGTTGGTGGAATGTAAATGTTTGTATTTGAATCAGGGTCTTTTCTTCTAACCCAAGGCACATATGTAGCAGCGTAAGAAGAATCAATACCTGTTGCATCAAGTAAATCAGCATAATCACCTGCTGCTACTGTAGGAGTATCATTTATGTCTGAAACATCAGGAGCATCAATAATATAAAGTGCATCTTGACGAATTTCTTCTACAATTTCAACAACATTTTCAACAAGACTTAAATTATCTCCCCAATTTATACCAGGTGTTGAAAATAAATTAATTGGTGTTCTTTCTGTATCTTCATAAACTTGGTAAGCTTCAAGATATGAATCAAAATCACAACCTTGATAATATGCAGTACCACCAGCAGGATTAAAGGTAGACGTATTTGACCTACCACCTAAAACTTCATAATTTACATCCCAACCATCAAAACCACCATAAGGAACAACTACAAATTTTCTACTGGTTATATTTGCATAAACTCCTGTACTATTAAAACTTCCTGCACCAACAGAAAAGCTACCAACATAATATGTAGATGATGAGTAAACACCTGTTGCATTAGAATCAAAATGGAATCCTTTAGTTTTATAAGCTGCTTCTCCACCAAATGTTGTATTTGGTCCATAAAATTTAAAGAAATCATCATTTATTGATAATCCTCTAGTTCCTGCTGCATCATATGCTTTTTCAGAAATACCTAAATAAGTTTTTAAAACTTTATCTGTTGTAGTATAACCTGTTTTGTAAATAATAACAGGTGTTACTGCGCTAACTGAATCTGTAGTATCGTTACTAAATAATGGTAAAAAGTAACCTTCAAAACCAGCAGGTATTGAAGTAATTGGTGCATCAATATGTATATTTACATAAACATAAGCAGATTTAGCATCCTCTAAGAATGAATCTTCAGCATTACTATAAACACCACCAATTCTTCTCATAATAAAGTTATTACTATTAGGATTCATAACACATCTACCAAATCTTTCAAGGATTGATGGATTAGAATCTGTATCATTATAATCTCTAACAACCACATCAAACTCTAAAGTACTAAAATTTACATTTTCGATTGCAATTTTTACTTCTTTGTTTGCAGAATCACCATCAGAAAAAGAAATAAATTTAAATAATCTAGAAATTTTATTACCGTTTAATTCAGAAACAATCCAAGGTGTTTCAGGTGTAGTATAACCTAATCCTAAATTATAATCAGAAAATGCTGCTGAACCAACACCACCTAATTGTATAATATCTTTAATTTCACTTATTTTATTTTCATTTGCAAGTTTTCTTATTAAATCAGGATAAATAGCTTCGCACCATAGATTTGACTTAGTATCACTATTTCTTCTACCCATTGCTTTAGTAATAAAGCTAGAAGATGTACTATTAAGATTAAAATTCAAAACTTCTGTTGTTTCACCAACTCCTGTAATCGTTATGTTTGATAAAGGACCTGCATTATTAAAAGTTCCAGTAACAGAAGAAATATTAAATGTAGCATTTTCTTGTGAACCCTCACCTCTACTTCTTAAAATTGCAACAACCATATTTTCATACTCAGTAGTTTGTGCTGTATATGTAAAAGCACTATATGATGCAACCCCTGATGCAGGTGTTACTTTTTCACTTGCAGAAAATGTAGTTGCTGTATATCTAATTGAACTTGTTAGAGAACTAGAAACATATCCACTAACAACTAAAAAAGCTGTTAAACCTGTGTAAGTACTAGTTGTAGAATCATAAGCCCATATAAGTGGTAAATTATTCAAACTAGTTCCTGTTGTTGCTGTTGCACTTACAAGAGATATACCATAAAGTGTTTGACCTGTATAACTTGTAATTCCAGTAACTGAACCTGTTGCTGCACTAGTTGCTGCACTAACTGTAGATGATGAAGCCGAAAAACCTGAAATTTTTAGATAAACAGTTTGTGCAGTTGCAACTGAATTTGTTTTATTATATATTAAAGGTAAATTGTTATAATCACCATTACCAGTAATATTAATACCTAAGAATGTTGATGTTGAAACAGAGACAGAACCACTTATTTCAGTAGTAGTTAATGCTGTTGAAGAAACAGGTGCGCCAACTCTAATAGCCCAACCCAAACCTGCATTAT